TCTTTACATACTGTAAGACAACGCTTGTAGCGTTGGCAGTATTGATCTGATAGTGAGCATGAAGTGATGGACTTGCTGCTGTTAAATCGTAATCATATATGTATGTAGCGGTGGCAAGATAGAGTGTTGTTCCATCTGTCTCTGCCGCTAAGATCTCAGTAGATAAATCAGATCCAAGGATAAGTGATGTAGCTGTGCCACCTGCTGTAACTCTAGCAACACGAACATTAGTTGAACCTGCTGCTGCACAGTCAATGTGCAATACATAGTCAACGCCAGCAATAGTGGCAGGTAAAGATATTACTCTTCCAGATGAACTGGTAGCTGCTGGATAAACCTTAGTTGTATCTTTAAGTAAAGAGATTTGGCCCGGAGTCCATGGGTCAATTCCCTGTCCTGTGAAGTAACGGAAGCGTAATTGTTCTGCGTTACCTTCTAGTGCTTCCTGATACTGGACACCTTCACCAAGGTGAAATGATGTTTGTGATCGAACCCAAAGACCTGAGTCAAGAGTCTGCTCACCCGGTTCACGAGCTTGGTCAACACGCTCATATTTCCATCGGGCAGTAGATCTACGATATGGAGTTGTGTCGTTGATGTTGAGCAAGAATGGTAAGCCACCAATAGCCACATCAAAGGCATAAGTGTTTGGATCGTAGTATTGAGAGCTTCGACCTGTGAGGTCGAGAACAACTGTCTCGGTAACATCCGGAGATTTAGATCTCTTTAATACCACAATTACTCCTTATGGTGAATTATGAAAGTTCTTACTTATGACATTGGGCGAGGACACTTTCTAAACTGCCCCTGTTTCAAAATTAGTTGAGCAGTTTAAACACATGCTCAGGTGTTTTATTAAGCAGAAGGTATTGCTACCTGTATCCACTCTTTGTTTGGTTCAGACCACTTCCACCAATATCCCTCAACATTATCAGGCTTAACAACAGGTGCTTCCCATTGATAGGTTGTGTAATTTAATTTCCATGAAGGATATGGTTGTGGTAAAATAAATACATCAAACTGTTGGTCGTATTTACACCCAATCCCTGCAAAATTTGCACGGATATTTCCGTTGCGAGATGTTCTTTTACAAGTCAAACCTTCAAACCAAGGGCGAGAAGCATAAAATTGCTCCCACGCCTCAGATGAACCACCAACTTGTGTTCCATCTAAGTCTGTTTGAATTATATTTTCATCAACACCAGTAATTACTTGAACTACTATATTGTCTTTATTTATTAACGCATAATGTGCCATTATGACCAACTCACATTTCCTGTGCCAGCAGTAATTGTAGCACGCTTGTATCCACCACTTGCAGAACTTTCAGTACCAGTTAATCCTGCTCCAATAGTAATTGTTCTTGTGTCTGGATAGCGGAGAATAATTACACCGCTACCACCAGTTGTGGTTGGTGAGCCATCAGAACCACCAGAACCACCGCCAGTATTAGCATCACCACTTGTTCCATCGGTAATGTTATTGAAGTTATTTCCAGTTCCTCCGCCACCAGCACCACCACTTCCTGCTGTAGCACCGTAAGCAGAACCACCACCACCACCACCACGAGTTACAGAGGAACCAGTAATTGACGATGCAACTCCTGCTCCACCATTTCCACCTTGTGATTGATTGGAATTAGAACCAACTCCTCCTGCTCCACCGCCACCGCCAGAGTTTTCAAGTTGATTACCACTAGTACCACCACCATTACCACCTGCAAATCCTTGGTTTGCAGTTCCTGCTCCACCAGTTGTGCTTTGCCCATAACCACCACCACCTGAACCACCAGTAGCACCGTTATTACCATGAGCCCCACGACCACCTTTACCACCGCCAGAACAACTAATAGTTGTCATCCCAGTTGAAGCAATAGAAGATGTGCCTCCGTTTGCAGACATGCCACCGCCAGCACCAACGGTTAATGTATAGTTTGTGCTTAGGGCTACTGCCATTGGTGTTTCCGCAGATGCTCCACCACCAGATGTGCCAGCACTTGTTCTATATCCTCCTGCTCCACCACCGCCAGTAATACCGCCCTCGCCTGGCCCTCCTCCACCAGCAATTACAAGATAATCAACTGTAAAAAAATTAGGCATTGTTGCTGAGGTAGTCGCAGTTGAATCTGCACAAGTTCCATTTTCATTAGTTGCTTTTACCTTAAATGTGTAAGAAGCCCCTGCAGTTAATTGACCTTGGGTAAATGTGTATGAAGTGCTAGATGTTGTTGCTGCTGTACGAGAGGTTTCAGCAGTTGTTCCATTAAGAAATGGAGTAATAGTAATTGAGGAAAGAGCCTTGCCACCGTTATTGGTGTTTGTCCAAGTTACTATAACCTCATTTGCAGATGTAGAAGCAGTTGCTGTTCCAATAGTTCTAACTTCTGGAAGCGTTGTTGGAGTTACTGGTGCTGCGTTTGCGGTATTAACAGTTGTACCAAAATTGTTTTGAGCAGTACCGTAAACAGTATAAGCAGTTCCCGGGGTAAGACCAGTTAATGTTACGGTTGTGCTTGAACTAGATGCAGTATGCCCACCAGCAGTTGCGTAAGCATTGTATTGATTAGGAGTTCCGCCACCACTTCCAGCAGTAAAAACAACAGATAATTTTCCAGCAGTTGCTGAATAAGCATCCCCAGTAGAAGCATCTGTTGGAGTTGCGATACTTGGAGTTGCAGGAGGTGCAGATGCCGCAACCCATTGAGTGCCATTATAAATTTCAAGAATTTCTAATTGCCCGTTGTAATAAGTATCACCAATAACTGGGCTTGATGGGCGAGAAGCAGTATTACCTGATGGAATACCGAGTTTTTGTGGAAATGAATTAAATGCCATTAGTTGATCTCCACTCCGCTTATGTGAATAGACACAGCACTTGTGGATGCAAACCCAGTAATAATTTTAGGTGTTGCGTTAGCAGGTATAACCTGCTTCATATCAAAGCCAACTACTGAGTTAGCTGGAATCGAGACAGCAGGAACAATCGTTACGCCATCAATAGCAATGGTTGCTGTTGAAGCCGAGGTTGCTGCATTAGCCAACACAATGTTTGACACAACCGTTGTGGTTGATGTGTCTGGAACTGTATATAGAGTTCCACTAGATGTGGCTGCTGCTGTTCTAGCAAGAGCCTTGGTCGTTGTAGCCATTAGTTACTACCTTTCCTAGAGTGCTTCCATAAGAAGCAGGGTTAGTTCATCTTTGATACTGCCGGGGCCATTAAGAACAATATCAACAACACCTTCTAGGGTTGTAATAGTTGTTCCTGATGAAATAAGTGTTGATCCAAGTGTTGGTGCTGAGTATGAACTTGCTGAGTTAATAGCAACCCATGCACTACCAGACCATACAGACATAACTCCAGTTACGGAATTGAAATATAAAGCACCAGTAAGAAGTGCATTGCCATCATTATCTAGCGTTGGGGCTGATGTCTTAGAGCCAAGATAACGATCATCAAAATTATCATAAGCTGTTTCAGCAGAGCTTGCAGATGCAGCAGCCGATGTAGCCGATGTCAAAGCAGAAGATGCTGAAGTTGCAGCCGAACTTGCACTTGTCGAAGCACTTGTTGCTGAAGTAGATGCTGCTTGTGCATGATACTTTGCTGAATACTCTCCACCTGCTACTGTACCTGATGTCTTTGTAGCCCAATCATTTGCAAGTGTTGCAGATGCAGTTGCATCTGTTGAACTTGAGGCCGCTGCTGTAGCTGAAGTAGATGCAGAAGATGCAGAAGTGGATGCACTTGTTGCACTTGTTAAAGCACTTGTTGCACTTGTTGATGCGGAGCTTGCACTCGTTGCCGCCGAAGTGGCAGATGTCAAAGAACTTGATGCTGAGGTGCTTGCACTAGATGCTGAGGTAGCAGCCGAAGTAGCAGAAGTAGATGCACTCGTTGCTGATGTCAAAGCAGAAGATGCTGAAGTAGATGCACTAGAAGCACTTGTAGCAGCACTCGTTGCACTTGTTGCTGCACTTGTAGCAGAAACCGATGCTGATGTAGTCGATCCAAAAAGTGTATCGATATAAGACTTGTTAGTTGCATCAGTAGCTGCTGTAGGTGTAGCAAGATCTGTAATCTTGTTATTACCCATTGATAAAGCACCAGTCATGCTGTCGCCAGCCTTGGCTACCTTAGTACCAATAGATGTTGCTACTGTAGTAGAGAAGCTTGCATCGTCACCAAGAGCTGCTGCTAACTCATTGAGAGTATCAAGGGCCGCTGGTGCTGAATCAACTACTGCCGCAATCTGAGTATTTACATAACCCTTGGTGGCAGCATCGGTATCAGCCGATGGAGTTCCAAGACCTGTAATCTTGTAAGTTCCGGCAGCAAGATCAGAACCCAAAGTTCCGCTTGTGATTATCTTAGATGTAAGAGTTGATGCAACCCCATCAAGGGTTACTGTTCCAGTTGCATCAGGAAGAGTGATTGTTCGATCTGCTGTTGGATCTGCAACCGTAAGAGTTGTTTCAAATCCATCATCAGTTAAACCTTCAAATTGGATACCACCGGTTGCAACAACCGAACCAGTAATTATTGCACCAGATAAAGTTTTACCTGTAAGCGTTTGTGTATCAGATGTGCCAACTACATTGCCAGTTACACCGTGAACACCTGTTGTTGTAGGTGAAGCAACAGATCCAATGTGAGAAGAGAACTCATTAAAGTCTTGACCAGAAACCACATGGCGAACCGTTGCTCCAGCAGAGTGAGCAACATTTGTTGTTGAATCATCTCCACGAACAACAGTAAGGGTGGTTCCACCGCCAGATGCAGTTACCTTTACAAGTTCTTCTTTGTTGGTATCTGGATCAATAACAAGTGTGTATGGATAGCTGCTTGGAAGTCCTGTTACTAAATCAAGGACTATAGATGTAGCAACGCTATCAATGCCTGTTGATAATGATGCTTGCTTTGCGGTTGAGGCGTAATATCTTTTCTGGGCCATTGGTTACCTCGTGTAATGTAGTCGTGGTGGATAAAGATCTCGAAGCTGGGCAGCTTCTTGCTGTAGTCGTTGCTGGTATAGACCAAGGTAGAATCTTGCAACAGAAGTTCCAGATCCGATTGGCTTGGATTGATCCATCATGTCTGCTTCTACTGATTGACTTGGGATTCGTGCAGCATCTGAACCAACGATAAGTCGAGCAATGGCTCCATAAGTAATTACATCGATAGTAGATGATGGAAGACCAGTTACTGTTTCATAAATATCATTTTCTGCTGACAAGACAGATGGTGCCTTTGCATAAATAACCTGAACAGTTCTGCCCGGATCAATCATGTCAAAGATATTGATGGTCTTGCCATTGGTAAATTGTGTGGTGTTGGCAGTCTTGTCTGTGTCATACCTACGGACATTGAGCCATTCCTTGGTTGAGCCAATAGTCTGCCATTTAACATTGAGGACATAGTCGGCAGTAGCCGGAAGTGAGTAGGCAGTAACGGCTGAGTTGAAGCTAAAAGTGTGTGTGCCTACTCCAAAGAGTTCTGGGTAGACAGCCTGAATTGTGTCGTTAATAGCCTGCTTGACCATGAAGCGTGGGTATTGAGGTGCAATTACCACCTTGGTCTCATTGGCCGCCGTAGAGGCTGTGGTGCCTCTAAAAGCCCTACCCCAAGGGGCAAGGTAGACCTGCTTGGTTAGGTTATCTGTACGATCTACATACATCAGTTCGGATCCAACCTCGATGATGCCACGACCCATTTGGGCAGTCTCATTGACTACAAAGTCTGTGGCTGTTGTTGAGGCTATTCCACCCACTTGGTTGATCCAAGTAGCAGTTTCCTGTTGGGCCCCATAGCTCTGGATCTGCCCAAGGACTCGTTCTATGAGTCCACCAAATGTTGTTGTCATTCACTCACCGCTCTCAGGGCTGCGGCAGCAGCCAAATCAGTAGTTCCGCCAAGTT